TTGCCACGCCATTTAACTTTTCCTCCCCTCTCAAAATAAAGGTTTCCCGCATCGCGCCTTGATTGAAATTGATATTTGCCTCAATTACAGTTGCCTCTTTTCCCCGATAGGTAATCAAATCTCCTGGTTCCACCTCTGGATAGCCTAAGGTTTCCACTGTGTACTCATACCGCTTTTGCAAATAGTTTGATATCCAATCAATAGCTGCAGTACCTTGACCAGAATCCGCGGGGAAAATAGGATTATCTATTACGACTGGATCCCCGATTGGATACAGTGTTTCAGAATAAGGCACGGTGGATTCGCTGGCGTAGGTATTGGCATATAACTTAATATCTACGTCTTGAGAAACTCCAGTAATTTTAAGATAGGATACAAACGCGTAATGAGTTTCCTGCTGAATTACCACACTAGGATTATCGCATTCAAACCGGCAGTCATAATATGCTTCCGAATGTTTGATCTCAGTCAGTACATTTGGCGTTACGGAAACGGTTTGCGCCGGTTCCGCCGGCAAGGAAGAATAGGCGGAAACCCTAGTAGCGTTTAACGTCGCCTGGCTGCACCGGGCCAATAATTCGCTTTTGGCGTTTCCTATAATATCAGAGGATTCCAAAGAAAACGGCATGGTATAGTTTATCTTTACCCGTTTTATACGTCCCCTTTGGTATTTTTCGTTAGAGGTACAAGTCAAATTAACTTTAGCCACACGGTCAAAATTTTCTCTAAAACGAATTTTCCCATTTTCCCAAAGGACGGGAACCTTATTTTTTGAAAATACGGTTTCATAAATTGGGGTTTCAGCGATTGCCGGGGAGGTTTCCCGCACCCCGCTGATATTAAAGGAAGCCAACCGGCTGGTGTTTCCGATATCCACCTCCAATTCTCCAAAGGTGATGTTTTTCCCGAAGTCCAAGGTAAGAGTGGGGCCGAATCGAACGCTCGGTTCCGCGTAATCCCCGTTTTCTTTTGGAAACACATCGGAAACATATCCTGTATTCCGGTATGGCGATTTTTCAGGAAGAAAGGCCATGCTGCCGTCCAGGGCAAAGAAATCTTCTTCCCATGCAGCGTAATCAGGAACCTCGTCCTGGGAAAAAACACCTCCTGGCAGACTGTCCCGGGAAGCGTAATAAGAATAAACGGTTTGCCGTGCCTGCCAGGTATCCGCCTCCATTGTGGACTGTCCAGGTTCCTCACGGTAGCGGAAAACAACGCCGCCGCTGGAATCCTGTTCCAATGAGGACAATCCAAGATTAGCCAGAAGCTGCAAATTAGAACCGTGACTGTCATAAAGCAAAGGTAAATTTGTGTTTGTGGATTGCAGCGTTACATCATTAACCCAAAAATTCTCCACTCCCGCGTCGGTTAGAACGTCGGCAGCCAGGCTTGCGGCTGTGTGGTTCTGCTTGTCATAAACGCCTTTCACATAGGTTGAGCCGACCAGCTTGTGAAAGATATCCTTACAGGTAAACTTCGCGTTGATGCCGTCGGTTTTCCAACTGTCCAGTAAGTAAAGGTCCTGCTCCAGCCATTCAACGCCGCCTTGCCCGTCCACATCATACCCATATTGAATAATAACCTTCTGCTCCTTTTGTAAAAAGGGAATCAGGCTGAAGCCGGAATCCAAATCATATTTTCCGTTTTCGTTAAAAAGCGTAAAGGCCAGGGATTCGGAAGGAAGCTCCAGACTAATTGGGCTTGCAGCCCGGTTATGTGTAATGGAAATGATATCCTCGCCGGAGAAGGAATAGGCGATGCCAAACAGCATACTGTTCACCCGGATTCTGTTGTACGGCCTCGTCTTTGTAAATTCGATCCTAATCCGGTCTGCGTCCTCAATTCCAAGCTCCCCCTGATAGATTACATCGGTATTTCCAGTGATGGGCCAGGTGTTCTTAACAGCGCCGTTTTTGTAAGCCGTAACCGTAAAGTCAAGAGGTGCCGTTCCGGTTACCGTGTCAAATTGCAGCGTAACGCCGACCATGCTATGAGGAGTGGAAAAGGACACATCGATATATGGATTAGAAAGGAATATTCCCGCGCCGTTGGAAACAGTGCTGCTGATATACCCGGTATTATAGGGATTAGCACCGTTTAGAAACCTCTGCTTTCCGGTGAGCTGCCAAAAATTCTGCTCCCAGGAGGCGTATCCTTCCGTCACGCCGTTCACACCGGTTTTGATTCCGGATCTATCGGAAAAGAATACCCCGGGGGAAACCGTAAACGAAGCGTCGCTAAACGCGTACTGATCGAGAACGCCGAAGCTGATTTTCGCGTGCATTTGATTCCGGATTCCCTGTGTGCGGTGGAGCTGGATCGCTTTTTGGTATGCCGGGGATACATATTTCATCTACTCCACCGCCTTTAAACCTGAATCAAATTGGCGGTTACGTCCTTCCAAAAGGAGGGCCGCAACGTTTGCGGGTTTACCATATATGGGGTTCCGGAACGGTCGCCGACGTACATGGTCAAATAGGTGTATCCGTTGATTCTGGGATCAAATACTCGAAAGCGGTTCACGAATGAGCCGCCCTGGGACCGGTCAAAGAGCTTCAGAAAATTCATCATTTCCTGGGGATAGAGAACAGGAAACTTCATCTCAATTTTTAGCTTATCGTTTCCAATTACCTGGCCGATAAAGTTGCCGTTTTGGTTTCGGCCCCCATCAACTAAGGTGGAGACGCTTACTTTTCCGCTGTTTAATGCCGGGGCAGGGAGGGCGATTCCTCCGTCTGTTTCAATCCATGCCATATCTTTCCTCCTTATATGGGAATAGTGCTGGTGGTCATGCGGTAGCCCTGGGCCTGTTCTACCTGCCGCTGGTTCCGGTATACCGCGCGCCCGTCAAGATTAATCGTCTCATTGATCCGGATCGGCCTGTCCGTTTGCTGTGCCTGTGCGGAAACCATAGCGTTGTATACGGCTGTGGCGATGGCCTCTGTGATCTGGTCATTGTTGGCTACCGCTGTCCTGCCGCCGATAGAACCGATCATTTCCGGGTTGCCCGGCTCATTGGCGATAAACAGCTGGCCCGGGGTGGGGAAGCCGCCAAAAGAAAAAGTATCCAATGAAAACTGTTTAACTAAACGGCCCCCTATGTTCTTTCCAACATCTAAGATACCGGATAATCCGTTCTGAAATCCTGATACAGAATCCAGACCAAGCTTTTTAAATGCCTTAGATGGAGAATGAGAATCAATTCCTTGCTTGCTTTTAAATCCTCTCAATGCTTCTTGTGCAATATCAGCGCCCATCTGAAATGCTCCGGAGACCGCTGAGCCAAAACCAGAGAGGGCATCGTTTCCAAGCTGTTTCCACTCTGGCATATTTGCAGAGTTCTGCAATTGAGCGCCATCTAGCAACCCATCTGACATATCTACGCCTAAAGCTTCTAAGGTTTCAACTAATTCCGGAGTAACTTCCACGACTTTTTCTCCGATGGTATCATTAATTAATGATATCGTACCATCTGCGTTGTTTTTGATCTCCACGTTATCTAATAAACCTCTGGCGATGGAACTGTTAATTGTTTCTCCTGCGTCGGTTGCGGTTTGAAGAGCACCAAGAAAGTTTGGATCTGTAGAAAGCTTTTCTCCCAAAAGGTAATTAATAGCGTCTAGATCTCCAGATACAGCAGCAAGGGAATAATAATCATGCAACCCGTCAGAGACACTGTCAGGGACTTTTTGACCTGCCGCTTTCGCGTCGTCAGCAATTTGTTGGAGTTGTTCTGCGGACGGCTTTAAAGCCGCGAGGGTTTCGGATAAAGCAACCTTTGTTTCTGGCGTCACATCTAGCCGGCTGAATTCATCTTGCCAGCGAGTTTGTACGCTTATCATGAAGTCGCTGAGACTTCCTTCTACTAAAACGCCGGTTTCGTCTGTGTTAAACTGCCGGAAAGTGTAGGTCAATAATTCATTAACCGGGGTGCTGAACGCTGATTGAGATTCCGACAACGCATCAGAAAAAGCGGTGTTAAATTTTTCAACCAAAGGCTGAAAAGCGGTTACAGACACGGTGGCCGCGTTTTCGCTGTATGCTTTCATTTCGTCTTCAATAGCGGCAACGTAAGCACTATAATCGCCATCTGATTTATATTTCAGTTCGATCGCCGCTAATGCGTCTAAATGGACGGTATCGATATTATCCAACTGTTCCTGTGCCAGAACCTGTAATTCCTCGCTTACAGTTTTTACGCTGTCATAAGAAAGATTTCCATCTAGAACATATACGGCATTTGTCAGTTTGGCTTTATATTCGGCATCGGCAACAGTTGCTACAATTTGGTTCATTTCACTTTGCAAATCCGAGATGGTCTCCATTTCGGCATCGTCAAGAACTCCGTCTGCGAGCGCGTTTAACATAACAGCCTTTAACTCTTCACCAAGGCGCGCCATGTCACCTTCGGATTGTGCAAAATATTCGTTTACAAACTTAGCCATATCAGACTGGATATCCGCGTCTGTAAAGCTCATGCTGATAGCTAAAGTATATCTTTCCTTTTGTGAATTCAATGCGGTTTGAGCGTCGGAAACAAGGGTATTAATGCTTTCTTCCATTTCGGATTTGTCAACTTCAAAACCTAGAGAGGCTTTCCATGTTAAATACGAAAACTGTTCGGTAGATTTCATATAGTTTTCAATTGCTTGCTGTGCGTTTTCCTTGGCTTCGATATATACATCAAGCTGTACGGAAAGCGGCGAGGACATGATTCTTTCAGCGTATTCCTTGGCCTCTTCTACCGAAAGGGTTATTTCGCCAAATCTTTTTTTGATTTCATCGTCAATTTTTCTTCGGTTATAGCCGATTGCAAAACTTGTGATTCCTATAGTGAGCGCGGCGAGAATACCGATAGTCCAGCCAACAGGCCCGGTCCCAAAAACAAGTAAGGAACCTGCAATTCCCAGGGCGGAACCAATTAATGTCTTGAGCCCGTTTTCTAAGTTCAATCCGTTATAACCAATGTCATAGGCCCCTTGCCATTCAAGGGAAAATCCAGTTACCATTAGACCAATTCCGGCGGCTATTTTATTGATTTTGTCGAATTTCCCTTGCTTTAGATCAGAAAACCATTTAAGAACTTTGCTGGCGATTTTCCAAGCCGCAAGGCCAGCGGCAATAGATGCGATAGGCCCAACCATTGCCTCAATGCTTTCTTTTAACTGATTGGTTTTTTCTTCCAGGCCGCCTAAAAAATCATAAGAAAGAAGCGGTAAATCCAGATCGCCTCCGTAAGAACCGCCGGAAGCGCCGCCGCTTCCCCCGGCCCCTCCAGATGCTGTCCCGGTATCAGGGTTGAGAATATTCAATTCATCAAAGCCCAGAGTGTAATCCTTCAGCTTTTTAGCCGCAGCAGCCGCGTCGCCTAAGGCACCTGTGGTATCTTCGATCTCGTCCGTCGCCGCTCCCGCGCTGGTTCCTATACTATCCATGCCGGAATAATCGATTGTGGGAAGTTCTACCCCGAAAAAGCTTGCGATTGCTCTGACGGCGTCGGTAAGCACGGATACAAACGCCTGCACCCAGGGGATCACTACCTGTAAGATTGGAATAAATAGGCTTCCTAAGGCCCTGGTAAGCTGCTGTGTTTGCTGCTGGAGAATCCGCATAGCGTTGGCCGGGGTTTGAATGGTTCTTGCCATATCCCCCATAGCGGATGTGGACTGTTCTATCAAAGCGACGTAGCGCAGCTGAGCCTTTTGAGCCTGGGTCATGGAATTAACGCTCTGGTCGATACCGTATTTGTAAGCATACTGTTGAAGTGTAGCGACCGACAGGTCCTTACCTAAGCGCCTGACAGGCTCGATCTCACCGGCAATCGCGGACTGTACCTTTTGGGCTGAATCCTCAATGCTGATGTTATAGAAAGAAGCGTAGTCATAAATAAGCTGGGTCAGGCCCTCACTCATGGTTTTGGCTTTATCTTCAACAACGCCGTAGCCCTTTACCATGTCCATAAGAACGCTTTGGTTGCGTATCCATTCCGATAGGTCAATTCCGGCAACGGATTGAACTCTTTCCGCGTATTCCATTGATTCATCGGCGAATTTTCCCATCGCTACTGTGAAAAGGTTTACGTTTTCCACATAATCGTTATAGGACGTGATCCAGCTTCCCACGGAACGCTTTAAGGTGTATCCGTAAATGCCGAGTTTAGAAATTGTGCTGGAAATTCCGGTTCCGAGAAAACCAAAGGACTTTCCAGTCGTTTTATTCGACACCGCCAGCCCCGTATTGCTGGAAATTAGCTTTTGAATCCGGATAGGGAAAGCTTTGAATCCGGAGGATACCTTTTCCATTTCGGAGGCCAAAGGACGCACGGCGTTGGCAACCTGGGTCATTTGACCGGCGAATCTACTTAAATCCGTGGCGGACAGTTCTTTACTGATCTGCGGAAGCTTTTTCAGGGCGTTTATGGTTGAGGTAAGCCCTGCGGATTTCTGCACATCGGACAGGCCGGATAAAGAGGATTTTAATTCCGTTATCTTTTTGCTGTTGATATTCAAACCAGAAAGAGCGCCATTCAGCTTACTCAATTGGTTCGCAACCGTCGTAAGCCCAACGCCGCCCTTGGTGATGCCTTTTAAATTGTTTAAAGCGGAGGTAAGCTTATCAACTTTAAGCGCTGCTTGATCTGCATTTGATTGTACTTTTAGTTCCAGGGTATCCAGTTCAACGCTCAGTGAGTTTCCTCCTTATAAAATAAAAAGCCGCTACCTCATATCGAGATAGCGGAAAACCTGGCTTGAGTGTTATTCTATGTTATCTATGATGTTCTTTAATTCCTGCTCAATTTCTTCTTGAGTTATGTTGGAAGCATACTGATTCCATTGATCTGGAAAATCTGACATGGTAAGCTCGCTATTTTTATAATAGGCGAATCCGTCATTGTCCCCGCTATAGTACAGCATAGTAAGATTGCCATCACAAAAAACAGAAGCATTTTCAATACAGTATGTTGTGAAAGCTAAAGAACGCAAGGTTTCTGTTTTAGGGTCCGCTCCATCAAATTTACACGTACCTATCATTTTCGTTTGGTCATCTACAGAAGTGATTAATGTGCAAGAATTTGCTTCGTCATAAGTGATGGTATTTGAAAATCCAGTTGAAAGAGAACTTTGAGAATTACTAGAACTTTCATTTTGCTTACTGGAAGCATTAGCAGCACTAGATGAATTAAAATCTTCCTTTGCCCCACAACCAAAAAGTGAGAACAAAAAGAGAATAAATAGCACAGAAACAAAAGCTTTTTTCATAGAAATCCCTCCTAGCCATATAGTAGCATAGCAGGCAGTATAAGGCAAGGAGAAAGTGTGAATTTTTTTCACTATCTCAATATGAAGTTTTCAAGGTTCATTTCTTTTCCCATTGTCTTGCAAAGCGGTTCAGATAGGAGACAACTTTTTGCCTTTCCTGCTCCGCTTTCGCTTCTTTTTCTTCCTCGGATAAAGGCAGAATCCGGATCGGCTGCTCCATATAATTCACCGGTTTTGCGCCTTTTTTTCGAAAAGCGTTGCCCAAAGCTGTGGAAACAGCGTTAAAGAAGTAAACGCCCTGAAGCCACATTTCCCAGCTTTTCCGCTGGGCCTGGTATTCCGCCGCTTCCCGGTAGGCTTCCGCCAGCCAGGGGTCCTCGTCCCAAAACTGGCCGGCGGTCATACCGATGGCTAAATAATAAGGAAAAACCCGGTTAAAGCCTTTTGTGTAATCTCCGACGGTGTACTCTTTTACAGTTCCACCGTCAGACGGCAGTTTTTTCTGCCGCCTTCCTCCGCGAGAATCAAAGATTCATTCGGCTGATTGTAAAGTTCCACCAGCCGGGTAATCTCGGCACTGGAAAGCCCGCCTAATTCGTCCAGAAATTTGTCTGTTTTATCTCTGGCTACGTTTTTATGATTTTTGCGGAAAGCATAGAAAAACAAATTTGGGATATTGGTCTGGGGAAAATCAAGCAGTTCTGATATTTTAAATCCCCGTTGTTCCGCAAATCGGACGCTTTCCCGGGAAAATTCCAGAACATATGCCTCTCCGGTTTCCGGATCGGTGATTTTCATGGGCAGTACCTTGTTTTCGTTTTTAGCCATTTCAAACAACCTCCAATTAATTAGCCGCCACCGGCGGTGGGCTTGGCGCTCCAGCCCTTGATCTCGCTGGGCGTGATGTAGGGTTCAATTTCCAGTACAGCGTCCACCTCGATTGCGGAGAGGCCAAGGGGAGAGGGATTCCCCGCAAAGTAGAACGCTTTGGTAAGCCCGGGAATCACGATGGCGAACCAGGTGGCCTTATCAGTTTCCTTAGCGGTTTCAGCCGCTTCGACCAGCGCATCCCAAGCGGTCTGGAATTCCTCCGTGTTGTTAGCGGTAAAGGCCAGCGCGCCGCCGGGATCTTTTAAGCCGGGAATATAGGTTTTCCACTCCAAAGCCTCCAGAGTGGTGGTTTCCAGGCTGGAAGGCTCCGGGTTTAGGTCTGGAATCGCTTTGATGCCGGGAACGGCTGTAAAACCAGTAGTCGGCATGGTGCCGGAAGTGCTTTCAACCGCATATTGCAGGGTTACGCCCGCGGTAGATAAATCAATCGCCAGTAAATTACCTCCTGTAAATCCTATAATCTTCACTGATTACGCCGCGGTATCTGGCGGCGACGCGGTAAATTCTGATATCCGCGTTTTTCATTTGATTGCAGAAAATTCTGATAAATCCAAGATTTTGCATTTCTGTGTCGACCAGCTCCATGATCGCCTTACATTCCTGCTTGGCGCCGCTGATCTTATTGGAATAGATATTAACGCTATACAGCAGGGTCGCGTTGTGCTCTCTGTGAGAAGCGTCCAGAGAGCCTTCATAAGTGGAGTTATCCTCTTCAATAAGCACCAGGCACGGGAAATTTGCCGGCGTATCCACAAGCTCACTGTAGCAGGAGCCGCCGGGATAGCTTTGGGAGAAACGAGAAGCCACCTTGTCAAAAATCGCGCTTTCTGCGTCTATCACCTGAATACCTCCCTTGCGATCCGTTTAATCTCCTGTTCCATTGTGCGCTCTGCGTGATACATGGGCATCGCCGCCGGAGTGCCATGAGTTAAAATCAAATTGCCTCCATCGTCGTAATAACCCCAGGTGCTTTGCTTTCCCTTGCCCTGTCCATATTCTCCGATCCTGGAAACGCCCGCCGGCCGGGGTTCCGGATAGGGTTCCGGCCCGTTAAAATAAACGCCCGCGCCAAACTCGATAAAGAACACGGAATTACCGGAAGCGACGATCTTCCAGCCGTTTTTGATCGGCTCAACGCTGACCTCAGCTTGCTTCTCGCCGTCGTACTGGGCGCGGGAAAAACGGACAGTGGCTTCATAGGCGCCTATGGCGGCAAGCCGTTCCGTTAGTTCATTGGTTTTTTGACGTATCCATGCCTGATAGGAAGTAAGCTCTTTTAATGCCGCGCCGATGGAAGAACCGCCCAGGGACATGGAAATGGTTTTCCTAGGCACGGACCGTCACCTTCTTGACCGCGTAGGCAATGCTGTTTTTCCACGGCGCCCGCTTTTTCACGATGTAATTATGAGCCTCGTCCGTGGAAGCGCTGTCCAGCCATAAAACGGCGTTTTCGTCGATAGGGCAGGCGATATCCGACGTACTCATGGTTCTGTCGTAATCCTCCAAGGAGCCGAAAAGCTCAGATTCAGATGAGCCCTTGTTAGACGATACGCACAGCCTGGCGGACTGAAGCTCACCATATTGGGGAGAAGGGGAGCCGGTCCGGTAGCCGTTGGAATCGATGATTTCCGTCTGTCCTACATACAGCTTGTAATATACCGTGGAAAGGTTCCGGCGCAGGTCACGCATTTAAAGCACCCGCTTTCTGCCAAGCGGCTAGAATTTTCTCTCCCTGGTTAGCAATCCAATCCACCGCCTCTTCGTTATGTACCCACGGGCCTTCATAGACTAGTGAATTATCCATTAGTCCACTCTCGTTAAAAAATGCGTGAACAATTTCGTGGCGAACTGTTTGCTTTTGAGCCAATCTGACAGATTCAATGGGTTCGTGTTCCAAGCCTTTATAGGTGGACATATCGCACACGACAATCTGTTTTGAAAATCCGTCACAGTATCCTGCGATAGACCGCCTTTCGAAAGCTTCGTCTTCCGAAAACTTTTTTACAATTAGGCTGTATTCGGTTCCCAGGATATTAATTTTCATCACAATACCCCCACAAAAGGAACGATTTCAGAAAGCCAGTCCGGGGAAATGTTAGCCGCCGCCCAGGCCCGGCTGATTCCGTTTTCCGAGTGGCTGATTTCCCCCTCTCCGCCCAGCTTGGCATATAGGTCGATGGAGATTCTAAGCTGTAAGTCCTCGTATTTGGTTTCCAAAGCCTCGGCTCCGATCCCAAAAGGATAGCGGCGGGAAAGAATCACGGCTTTCGCGCTTTCTAAAAGATCATTCAGCAGAGCCTCGTCAGCTTCGCCCGTCCTGCTTTTTAACCTTTCTAAATTTCCCATGCCGCATTCCTCCTTACTGCTTCGGCTTTCTGCCGCCGGTTCGTTTCACAGGCTGTTCCAGTGGTTTTTCCGGAGCCTTCACGGGCTGGTTTTTCACAATTAATCCAATAAACAGCGCCATAGCGTTAATCCTCGGACGCGGGCGCCATGATGCCGGCCTTGATCAGCGCGTCGATCAAGGCGTCAAACTCCGCCTTGGTCGGGGCTGTGCTGGCGGCGTAAGGCACGTTTTCCACTAAAATATCGCCGTTGGTAAAAGCAAAGGTTCTTTCTTTCGCCATCAATACCACCTCCGTTAAGCGTTGGCCGTAGCCGCTCTGTGCAGATAAATGCCCGCTACCTTGTTGTTTTCCACAAACGCGTCATGGTAAATCCGGTAATCAAATTTCCAGGCGTCCGCGCTTTGGTTGACCTGGGGACTAAAAATTCTGGGGACCACATGCTTGGCGATCTGAACCACCGCGGACGGGTGGATAATCATAAAGTTGATCGGGTAAGAGGTGCTAGCCGGAACGGTAAATCCGCCTTTAGTTTCACCACTGGAAAGACCATCGTTTAGGGTGATGCCGGTGTTGAATCTGCCCTTCGGCACCTTAATCACTCTCATGCCGTCATAATAGTCAATGGCAGTTTCGATGCCTCGTTCGCCGTTCTGCACATACCGGGTGATTTTGTCCTTTAGGCCGGCGTAAGCGGTTTCAGAGATAAATAGGATACGTCCTTCTTCCGGGACCTCGTCGTCTCCCATTGTGGTTTCCGCGTTTTGGATCAGGGTGGGAACGTCGGTGGTGCCTACGGTAATATCCGCCGGCGTGCCGGAGCTGATACCGGAGGTGCCGGCGTATTTTGCGAACCGGTAGGCGTCAATTTCCGGCGTTACCTGGGTGCGGATAAATTCCCCGGCAAGGGTGCCGAAGGCCATGCCCATTGTTTCATCGTTGTCCATAACGTCCACCATGAAGGAGCGCCCCCGGTCCTGAGTCAGCTTATAGGGCTCCCAGCCGCCGGTGACGGAACCGGTCACAAAGCCGGCATTTCTGGAGTAATTGCCCAAGCCGTCCAGGCTCATGGTGTAAAGGTTTACGGTGTCAGAGCCGATAAACCGGACCCGCTCATTCGCGGTATCTAAAATAGAGGTTTTGGAGCTTGCTTTGTATACCTCGTCAAGAATTGGCACGTAGCTTTTCGCAAGCTCGATTTGATTGTTATAAGGCAGTAAATTTCTCCTTTCGGTTTCAATATGTTTTCAACTAAATTCCCGCGCCTTTCCGGAACGCGTTGACAGGGTTTGATTCCACATTTTCGCCATTCATCGGGTTCCCGCTGGAAAGCCCGGGCTGCTTGTCAAGCGCGCCTGCCGCGGCCGCCTTTTTCTGCGCTTCGATAAATTTCTTTTGGTTGGAAAACACCTTCGAGAAATCTCCGGAATGCAGAGCTTCGGCATTTTCCGCCGCTGCTTCCGCATCGTAGCCCAATTCCAGATAAGCGGCTTTGTAGGTCCCGATGGCTTTTTCCTTTCTGAGAGAGGTAAGCTCCTTTTCCATTGCTTCCCGTTCCTCCGATTCCTTGGCGGCTTTGGCCTCCTCGTCGGACAGTTTTGAATTGTATTTCTTTTTCCATTCTGCGTTTTCCGAGTTGGATTTGCTCAGTGCCGCCTTCAAACGCTCGATTTCGCCGCTGCCCGGAGCCTCAAACTCATAGGCCTCTAATGCGGAGAGCTTTTCCTCTGGAGTCATGTCCGCGTAGCCGTCGATCTTGTTGATATCCACTTTCATTTCAATTCTCCTTTGCGTTTTTTGGTGTTCCCTCACCTTTTTGCGTTTGTTACGATGTTCACTCACCGCTGCGATTTATGGCTTCCCTGCCGATTAAACGATCCCAGCCTCCTCGACGCGGGATTCGTCAATAACCTCTGTGTTGTCCTGAGAGTTCCATTTTGCCCTGATGTATTCCTCAGAGTTCGCCACGTCCGCCACCGGGTCGTTGGAAACGCCGGATTTCGCGAATGCCAGTTCCGGGCTGAAGCCCAGTTCTTTTAGGTTCATGGCTGCCTGGGTTTTAACAAGGACGTTGGCCGTTTCATTTCTCACGAACTGAAGCTCGAAGTCCGATAGGTTGATGCTCAAATCGGTTTTCCGGTTCAGAATGCTGATAAATATCCTGTCAAACAGCCGGTTGGATACCCGGAATAAATCCCCGGTGTTTCTGGCGTAGGTGTTGGCTTGCTCCCAGCCGTCCCGCAAAAATACCGCCTGCCCCGTGTCGCTGGTGGAGGAGCCTCCCTTTAGGGTGGAGGGCATGCCGCAGATAGTCAAAATCTGCTGGTACATATTGTCCACCAGCACCTGGGTCTGGGTCTGGTTCAGCTGTTCGCTTAAAATTTTCAAATCCGCCTTGTCCTGGCCGACGGATTTCAGGAAAACCGCTCCGGCCTGGCGGATATACGCCGGGGTTACTTGATTGCCGTTTTCGTCCTCTCCAAGCTGGCAGTTATAGAAAATCATTAGGGACTGTACAAACTGTTCGATGCCGTCCACGCGGTTTGACTGTATATTATTGATCTCGTCCAGCAGGGGAATGACAGCTTCGAAGGAACCCATTCGGTTGTTTTCGTATTGATACTCGATAATGGGGATTTCATGAAGCACATTGTCAGCCTCTGAAAGAACTTCAACGGCTGTGCCAACAACCGGCGTACCAGTCACGATTTCTCCGGTCACGCCGCCGGAAACACGGAAATATTTATCCTTAGTAAAAACGTCGAAAATGACCCGCGGCGTTTCCCCGGTGGAAATTACCACGTTTACTCCCATGACAGGCTCGGTTCCCGGGTTTCGGCTGTAGACCACAAAGGAGGAACGGGGGTCCAGGGCGTAAGCCCGGATAGGACATTCCGGGTCCTTGCAGGGGGTAACGTAAATGATTCCAACTCCCACGGTATGAAACCAATCCGTTACCAGGTTGTCGGCCTGCTGCTTGCCGCTTAAATACAAATACTCGTTCAGCCGCTTTACCTTTTTTGTAACGCTTTGATCCTCTTTCCGGCTGATGTAAAAGGCGGGCTGAGTCAGGAAGTATCCGTTTTTGAACGCCACAATCTCGGAGGCGTGATTTTCCACGACCTTGTTGTTGATTTCCGGTCTTACCGCTTTGGTTCTGCTTAAAACCGGTTGGTCTCCCCGGCGGTACCAATATAAATAATCCATTTCCAGCATGTTTTCCACATGGACGGAAAGCACCTCGTTTAAAATAGGGACCAGATTTTCACGGCTGATGTCCGTAATGGTGGTATAAATTTTCCTGCGTCCAAATAAATCCAGTTTTCACCTTCTCTCCGCAAACAAAAAGGGCCGCAAACAGATTGTCCTCTGTCTGCGACCCTATGGCCCGCTGTTCCGTCACCGTTGCGACGGCGCGTTATGTGATTTTCTTTCGTTTGATCTCTATCACGACGATCCGGCCGTTTTCCACCTTCACTTCCGCGATAGAGCCCCGGTTGACCACCTTTTGAATCAACCCGATTTCCTTTTCCGTGAGTTCTCGAAGCAGCTTCTCAACCCCCGTTTTTTCTTGGTTGCAGAGACCGGATTCGAACCGATGACCTGCGGCTACTGAGACCGCCGAGCTTCCGCCTGCTCCACTCTGCGGTATGTGCCGCGGAGAACAAGCCCCCACGGCTAAAATGACCTAATATCTTAATTTTATTATACACAATATATTGCTTTATGTCAACTTAAAACACTAGATATTGTACTAAAACGGCCTTTTCAGCACATTGATTTTGGCGCTTACGCTGCGAAGCATGTCCACTGCCATTGCCAGGCTGTCCACACTGTCGTCATGTTTGTTTTTCCCCGTCATTTTGAAGCTGAAAACGTTTTGCATGAATTTTGTATACTCCTTTGAGCGTTTTCCGTCCTCCAAAAAATAGAACTCCCTGATCTCCGGGGCTTTGTCGAAAATCCGAACCTCCTTCGCCACGTTGTTCGGCGCCGCTCTGCTGGTGATGTTAAGGCGATATCCCGCCTGTTTCAATAGGGCTTCCACGCCTTCCTTGTAGCTGGCAGTGCTTTTATTAACCTCAAACTGGGCAGCCTGAACGCCGTGTTCCCGGATTTTGTTCACGATCAGCGGCTGAGTGATGTTTTTCTCTCCGTTATTGAAAATCACATCAGCCACATAAACGCTTCCGTCGGCGTATTGGAAGCAGATCGGGGCGCTGGTGAAATCCCCGCCTCCGAACGCGGGATCCACAGCCATAAAGACGCGGACAGGGGGCTCCTCAGGAAGCGTCCCGTTGTAATACCGCATATCCTGGGGATCGAACAACGCCCCCGCCCGCTCAATTGGTTCGCCCATATACTGCGCCAACCAGGAGGCCATATCGTTGTTCCGTTCAAAAGAGGCCCGCCGCTGGTAATAGTAATCGTCTGAAAAGCCGACCCCGTAATCGTAGCTGAAATTACTATGCTCGTTTTCGTCTAACGCGGGAAGGTTGATGATCTCGCATCTGCGGCTTTGAAATTTTGGATCGTTTTGAAGCAGGTCCATTCGAACGCCTGCCGGGTCAATCATGGACCACCGGGTGCCGCACCAAAGGATCTTGGCGGTTTCCTTCGCTCTGGGAAGGAGATTGTTGTCCACCTTGCTCCAGGCGGCGATCAGCCGGTCTTTGTTTAAAGCCTCCTCAATGCCGCCGATTAGGTCGTCCGATACCAGAATCCCGTTACAGTCACAGGCGCCGTTTAGGGTTCCGTATAAAGAACGGCAGGTGAGGGAGGGGTATCTCTTTTTTCGGTCCAGGTTGAAGGTTTCGTCCTTGCTGTTTGTGCTTACGATTTTTGCCGTCGGAAACACGTCGTGCCATAAATATGTGACCGGATCGTTTATGACTTCCAGACAGCCGCTGTAAAATGCGGAGGTAATCACATCGGAATAAGCGGAATACAGGTTAGAGCGTTCAGAATCCCGTCCAACCAGCCATGTCATGAAAAACATCAGCATACTGGTTTTTCCCACCCTAGGTGGCATTGACAAAAACAGCTCGTCCAGTTCATCGTCCACCAGCCGTTGGAGCGCGTTGGCGACACGCCTCATAATCCGGCGGCGGGGAAGATAGAACCGGTCCTCCGGCTTCCTGTTCCATTCCAGATAAATGAGATAGCTGTCAAAATCATCAGGAGCTAAAAGAAGATAGGTCTTTTTGTTTAGCTCGAAAAATTCTGAAACGCCTTTTTTGCCTTCGCGGATTTTTTTGGCGGTTACTTTTCGCAGCCATAAGCATTCATTTTTCGCTGTTTTGTCCTGCTCGTAGATTGTTCTGGTCAAATCAAAATAGTCTTGGTAAGCTTGAAGCCGATCCGGTTCCTTTTCAATCGCCTCTTTGATTGCGGAGAGTGTTTCTCTGTAGGTCAGTATATCACCTCTAACACTATATGTTGTATTGTATTATATCACTTTTCTATATATAGTTCAAATAAGGTAAAAGAAAACGCCCAACCTGTTGGAAGGGCGCTGAAGCGAACAGTAACAATAAAATAAATTTATTACGTTCTTGCTAAAGTAATCATTTAGTCAACTCATCTATTTTATCGTAGGTAATTGTATCGTCTTTAACCGTTAAAATTTTTCCGTTTTTTGTGTTGTTTACGGTTATTTCAACGGCGAGATCACTGCTTGTTTTTTCACATAGATGGTCTTTAAGCGATTTTGAAGCATAAATCATAGAGCTTTTGTATTGGTCCCATTGTTCCTGTACTGCTGATAAGGTATCTGTATCAGGGTCTAAACCTAAACCTTCTGAAAAATCAGACAAGGCATAGGCTGATAAAATCAAGCCTATTAGTTCACTATCATCGGTAATCACAAAAGATGCTGTATTAGTTCCTTTGTCATATTCGATTGAATCAAACATATCATCGAATTGACTTTCTCCAACAGCGTTAATAATATCGTCTTTAGAGATTTCTTGTTTTGTACACCCCACTAAACCGAGTAGCAAAGAAACAAGCAACACGCTAATTGTTACTAAACTAGTAAACTTCCCTTTAGAAATTTTCCGCATATTTTTATTCCCCCTTTGCTCTTAAATATACCGCAGAACCCTTTTGAATTCAATAGAAAAAGTGAGTTTTTTTCACATTACTGTAAACAAACAGACCATGACATGTTTAGAATTCAACATCTTTATCCTGCTTTTTTCATAATTCGATACCATTGAGTGCGGCTGATTCCCAAACGCCTGCAAGCTGAGGAAATACTTTCTCCTTCAGCTAATTCATAAATCACATCTTTTCGTGGCCGCCCTTCTTTAAACTTCGGATTATGTTCTTTTGCATAGGATTTTCCGGCCGTTGTACGCTCAACAATCATATCACGTTCAAATTCAGCAAATGCCAGAAGCATTGTAACTAACAGCTTTCCTGTTGGTGTGTTATCCGCTCTGCCCATATTTAAAATATGGACCGCGATTCCTCTATCCACCAGATCTCTGACGGTTTGTATTCCTTCAGGCGCGTTTCTCGCGAATCTATCCATTTTTGTGACTACAAATTCATCGCCTGGTTTCAGCTCTGCCATTAGCACATCAAATTTCGGCCTGTCCATTTTAGTTCCAGTAAAGCTGTCAAAATATATATTTTCTTCTGAAACACCAGCTGCAAGCAATAAGTTTTTCTGATCTTCCAAGCTGTTTCCTTTACTTGCTTGTCCCGCGGTGGAAACTCTTGCGTATCCGTATTTTGTCATCGCTTGTTACTCCTTTCAATAACAATTTGCCCTTGAGGTCTGGCCCCCGCTTTTCTGGGCTGTACAACAACTTCATATCCCATAACAGACAACATTTCAATTGCTTTATTAAATGTCATATTTTTACTGGCTAATCTAGCAGAAACGTCCGTCGCTTTTTCTTTTCCAATACTTTCGGCCATTGCTTTTTGTGTAACGCCTTTTTCTTTCATTATAAAAGATATCACTTCATTAATAATCATATTAATCACCCCTATTTATGATTGCATTATACTAAATATTTTTAATAATGTCAATGCTAAACACTAAATATTTTTACCCTTTTTTATTTTTTGGGGTGGTTGCGCTGTTAACTGTGGCTTAAGTTAAATCGTGATATCCCCCATAGGTACCACTAAGTATGTAACAAAACTTAAAAGAATTGTTACACCTAATATTAAGAGAAAAACATCATAATTATTTTTATGAAAATGATTGATAATAATAATTTTATTTAGTATAATCTAATTGTACCAAAGAAATGAGGTGCAAAATACATGCTAAGCAGGAAATAAAAAAGCCCTGCCAATTAGGCAGGGCAAAATAATTTAAAAAATATTATGAAAAGGCATTGATATATCTATATAGATATGATATACTAAACATGTAATCAAGAGAGGCGGCAAGGTTGTTCCCCTATAAAGGGGGTGACAACGTGAGCGTAAGCGAAACAATTTTGTTGTTAAACTTTATCGCCGTTGTTATCTTTGGTATTTTACAATACATAAAGAAATAACCGCCCCATAACAGGACGGCTCCCCAACTCAAACACTTAACCGAATCCTTGGGAGCAGCCGACCGTAGCAGGGTCAGCCGCCTTTCTTGGTTATATTATACGACGAATAGGGGGAAAAGTCAATGGCAAAGACAAAAGCCGAAATACAGCGCGAGTATGAAAAACGCAGCGGGTATGCGGCGCAGTCGAAATACAAAAAAGAAAACACAAAACAAGTTGCATTGCAACTAAATATAAAAACTGATGTAGATATACTGAAAAAGCTTGAGGAAGTACAAAATAAACAAGGCTATATCAAAACCCTTATTCGGGAAGATATAGCCAAAAGCAAGGATTAATAATACAATTAATTAGACAACAAACCGCTTGGATTTTTTCTGGGCGGTTTTTATTTCGCTTTATTTAGCCTACAAGGCCGAATAAGGCGTTTTTTATTGTACATCAAGAAAAGTATCGTTTTACTACTTCATGGCCTTAAAACGGCGCACAGACAAAAACCCGGCTAACTCCAAACAGAGAAAGCCGGGAATTTTTTTATTTGAAGCGGGAAATGGTAATAATAGCGCAACATTCATTACGTCAAGCACAGCTTGCGCCGTCACATTTATTTACCGTTCCACGGAGCGGACATCTCCGATAGTCGTTTGAAAGTCGTTAACCATAGTCGCTGGTCTCCGTCATAGTCGATATTCGTTTGATAGTCGTTAATCTTCCGGCGGTAAAGCTTTTTGATACTGCTCCACCAGCTTGTCCGGATCCGGTTCCTCTCCTAATGGGTTATTTGGTGTCACAACCAAATCCTGTTGATCTTTGTATCCAAACATATTCTTCCCGAGGAAAATGCCTGAGGCGGGATTAACCTTTCCGTTTTGCATATAATCGACCCATAATTCCTCTAAAATATCGATGGCTTTTTTAATCAAGTCAGTGTGTGTATCCTTACGACAACCACCTGTTTTCCATTGGTGGACAGTTTCTCGAGATACGCCCAGCCAATTAGCGATACCAATCATATTTGGCTTTCTGTCATTGTCAATGCAATAGTTGAAATATTCTTGGATTCGTTTTTCCACTTGTTTTGAATCCGAAATATCGATAGGCGGTAAGTCCCAAGACACAAGTGCGTGGCGCAAATAACGAGCATTGTCACCAGGTTGGACGTTTTCCTCCCCAAAGTTTTTTTGAGGGTTAGGGACCCAATGGCGTTTTTGCTTAACAATTTGATCGGTTAATTCGGTTTTTTTATTCTCTGCCAGTGTTATTACCTCCTATAAAAGTTGAAATTATCACTGCGGTTAATTGTGTGGCTTGTTCCGGTGGAATACCGTGTTTTACCAATTGCAAATAGAACATAGCGGTTGCCTCCGCGGTAGCGCCAAGAGCATTAATAAACTCTTCCATAATCATTTAATTCCTTTGTGCTTATTCGTTGTTTTTTTATCGCATTTCTCCGGCGGACAGCCTCTAGGCTTACCGGTGTCTAAAATATATAGGCAGTAGCGTTGCTGCCCGGAACCCTCAAAAGTTAGAGGCCTGTTATAAATACAGCCTTTACAACTTTTTCTATTTCCGCTTTGTGCCCAGCCCAATGTTTTGAGCCTCCTTGCAGTAGAAGTCGTCGTCTTTCCCGGTTGTCCATTGGTATTCCGTGTGGTCAATGTATT